GTTTTTTTTTTTTTTTTTACACTTTACTAACCTAAGCATTTCCCGTCTATGCAAAAGATGAGTTTTTACCGGTTACCAATTGAGGCACCATCGCATCAAATTCAACTCTGAACAACAATATAAATACTAACCCAAAGATCACTTCCAAATTACTAACCTTAACACTAGCACAGTCCAACAAATCACCACGGTCTCATTAGACACGCAAAGGATGCGCAGCAAAGCTGTCATGGCCCACAAGGTGCCTCACCAGGATGGTTACTGGATATACTTCCCAAGGGTTGATTTGTTTTTCGTACCTGCATTAAAGCAAGGAATTCAGTTGATTTCCAAAGGAATTCTTCACGTTGCTAATTCTCTATTGTTTCAACGAACTTAGCACGTGGGCTTAACGACCCACGCTGAGTAATAGTAAAATAAATACTCCTAAATATAATCTATATAAGCATAAACACACAGACATAGAAGATAAACATATTATGCCCCCGGAGGGGAAGACGATAATACTAGTATTAACTATAGACTCACAGAGACTCTTCCACCCCGAAGGATGACGAAATTGGGACTCAATTCCGTAGTCGACCTTATCTGACCAGGATTCGCTGTACCTCAGCGATTTATTTGCGTAAAAATATAAACCACACATAAAAAGAAAGGGCCCATTTTAACCTTGTGGCGCAAGGGTTGCCTGTTAAACCTGAGTGGCATGCTCAGCCGGAGGAACCCAAGACAGGGAACGACCCACGGCAATTTTAGGAAATCGGTAAACCCCACATACTACACACCCTGTGGCAGGTGTCAACCTAGGTCTATTCCTAGGTCAGCTCACGTGGGCTGGGGACCCAGGTCGTAGACCCAGTACAGCTTAACTTATCCCTGATTAAAGCGCACTTCTTAGGCTTCATACCTCATAAGAGGCGCCTTCTTTGCTTTGGCAAGTGCATCACCCAAAGTCAACTCTCCACCAACAAACTGATTCCTGAAAGTAAACCCGAGATTAACGTGATTTTTCTTAGACATTTCAACCAGTTTGTTTAAACTAACCTGTGGCATACATGCCCCTGTTATGTTAGCCCACCAACGTGCATTGAAGACTTGAAAGTCCCACGTTGTTGGAGCAAGCACAACTCTTTCCAAAGCACCATTTATTCTAAGTTTCAAATCATTGAAATAATCTATTCCATGGATGGAAGCCTCAAATAGAGCCGACTCCAAATTTTGGTACAGTGCCATGGCTGGGACTTCGCATTCCCGTATCCAATTACACCTCTCCTCAATAGAAATCTTATCTAAAGGTGCTTTCCAAAGACTACCTGTATTATCTACTCTAACAAAAGAACGCTTAAGAAAGG